CCACGCTTCGGCTGATTTTGACCATCGCCATACACATAGCGACTTGGTTAGCTGTAATTGGATAGCCCAGGTAGGCACTCCACAATTCACCGATCCTTTTATGCTGCGGATACGGATGGCCGTACTTTGCACCTCTTTCGTGGATAGTGTCTGTGACATGGCTAAATAGCTGCTCAGTTGTTGTGGACATCGTTATCGACCATTCTTCGATGCATATCCCAGCCATCTTTACGGCCTCGCCAGTAATGTATAGTTTTGACGTTTTCGATATATGTGCCAATAGCCCAGGTAAGTAATAACCCTACGATTACTCCCCACATAATTAAATACCCAAAGTCTTTCAGCTCTGTGTACATGTAGCCCTACTTTCTATGCTCACGCTTTGTGGCATAGTAATAGTGTTACACCTGTGTACGACTTTGTGGATGATTTAGAGCCTATATTTGATAACGATTTGATAACGTTATTTGTAGAGTTTGCCCTCAAATATGAAGCTGCCATCTGAATTTATAGGCACTGTAATTACTTGGACTTTACGCTCGTACACATAGGCCACGGCAAAGCCTTGCTGCCAGTTTGCATAGCCCCTTGTATACGCCATGCCTGAACTACTCAAATCTACTAAATTGCCAACCTCAACGCCCCATACAGTACGCCCTAATTGGCCTCTAGATGCCTCTGTAAAGGCCGATTGGCCTAATCTATGGGTATGCCCACACACCACGCTCTTACCAAGCCTTCTAGCGCCATTTAAGGCCGTTTGCCCAGGTACTTGGCTAAGAGGGAAAGCGTCACCATGAACGGCTGTCCAGCCTGGTGCCCAATCGAGCCCAAAGGGGTGGAATTTAATCTGGAGCTTGTCATATCCCATAAAACGCTCATACTGCATTTCGGGTAGGTTAAGGAAAGATGGGAGTCTTTTTTTAATTGATCGGTAGAGTCTGATTCCATGGTTACTCCCCAGTACATCTGTTACCCCTAAATAACTTAATACTTCTTGTGTTTGTTTTCTATCGTCATTTATGTTGCCAACCATCTCATCGATAGTGCCAGCATTAAAACCGCCTAATTGTGGTAAATCAATTTCATCGCCTATGCAGATAGTTCTATGAGGCCGCCACTTGGCTAAAAAACGGCCTACTGATTTGACACTTGCTTCATTAAAAAAAGGAACTTGCAGATCTGACACAAACGCAATTTTGCGCAATTAGTCCTCGTCTTCGTAGGGGTCATGGTCTGGATTAACTGGATCAAAGTCTGGACTGGTTGGTGCTATCCAGTCTGGGAATACGTTTTTATCGCACATCCCTAGAGCTTGATCTACTGGAAATCCTGCACGTCTTAGGCTTAAATAAAACTCACGCAACGAGATGGCATAGGTATCTAACTTGGTATTGATCTGCTCATGGGTGTATTTACCCTTGCGCTTATTAACCTTCTTACGCTTGCGTGCGGTTGCCATATTGCTATTGTCGCTTATTCATGATAAGGAATAGATCATCGACACGCTGTTCTAATCTAGTTAGTTGATCCTTCATACTAGATCCACCATTAGGTCGTAGTTCGTTTAACCAACCTTTAACTAAGAAACGTAATCCTATTAGCCCTGCGCTCAGCACTGCGCAAATACCAGCGCCAAAGCCAGCCCATTCCGCTGGACTCATTTTTCATTAGTACCGATTACATCGGATTTGTCTAAAGCCCTAACTGCTGGACCAGCGAAAGCTGCAACTATTACAGCTAGTGCTGGATCTAAACCTAATTCATTACTTGCTAAAAATGTTAAAAAAGATACTAATACCCCACGTGCATAGGATTTTAGTATGGCTTTCTGCTTCTTTGTTATCTTCATATTTTTCCCCCTAGTAGTGGTATGTCGAATTCTCTGCCGTCTTTGTCGCCTGCCTTAGTAAAACTACAGTGCAGATGTGAGCGGTGCGGGTTAATACCTCTGTATTTACGCCATTTCCAATTTAGAATTTTTGAACATATCCGCCCGTTATAGATGACGTATGATATGCGTGGATCCGATTTGGCTGCGATTCTGATTTGGTCAGCCAGATAAGGTGCGAGGCTGTCGGATGACTGTAACCTAGCATTAATATCAATTGCTCGGACGACCCCAGATTTGTCTGGATTATGATCCGATTTTCTGGCGGAGTGACGACTATCGCCCAGCCATCCTTCTGGACTGGCAGTACTGCGATCTGGAAACCACGTATCAATCTGATCTCTTAACTGCACACCAGCTGCACATAACCAGGGTTTCATTAACTTAGTAGTAGCTGTGCTTCTTCGGCTGTTATGCCTAGCTTGTCAAGTAATGCAGATTTAGCCTCAGCCTTAGCAGCTTTGTCAGCTTCCTCTTGAGCCTTCTGTACTGCGTACTCTGCAGCCATAGCCTCACGCTCTGCAATCTCCTCAGCGGTTAATGCAATCTCTTGCACCTCACCTGTTGAGCAATCTACTACGATCTTGTTAGTCATCATTTCTCCTTATGCGTTAGATATTCCATATAGATAAGCCGAACTGTATTGAACAAAGTTATTACCATTTAAAGATAAGATTCTAATTGAAGTAATAGCGGAAGTGTTTGACCATAATGAAGCAACTAGATTTACAAACGAACCAGTTGCATTATTTTCTGTTACGGCATCTGCCGACACAGATTTGTTTGCGCTTCCTGCATAATTTGGAATATAAGTATCAAGGTTTCCAAAGGTGCTAGCGGTTGCAGTTGCCGCAGTACAAGTGCCAATATAAGCACCTGATGTCGTTGCATTTCCTGAGCCAGCAGCACTACCAGTTCCGTATAACTGACGATAAGAATAGTTAGAACCAGTATCGCTATTAAATTGAAGCATCAAGTCATCTACATAATTTGAGGCATTTGTTCTACCACTAATTTTTATTACTAAATCAGTATAATCGGCGGCTATGCTAGTAAATTCCATATTAGCCGCACCACCTGACCCCACTGTTACAGATGAAATTAAAGTATATGTAGTTGCCATTATTCCGCCTTAATTCCGTAAATAGTTGCTTTAGTTCCTGATGAAAAAGTTTCTCCACCAACATTTAATATGGTTATTTGATTTACTGCGGCAGTAGAACGCCATAAAGAAACAACGGCATCTACACCTTTATTGGCTCTATTGGCTCTAGTAATCATTGTCTTATTAGTAGTTGTATTGGAATAATTCATTAACTGGCAAATTGCAATATGGTTGTTATCATTACCTGGCAATCCTTCGGAATCCGCCAATAATCCAGCAGTTACATTAGAACCTCTACCGCTTGTAACAGCAGTTCCAGTAGCCCTTAAAACTGTATAAGAATAATTAGAACCTGAATCGTTATTTATCCTTATCCATAGATCAGTGTCATTTGACATTTTAGCAGTAATAATTATTACTAGATCAGTATATGCAGAGGTAATGCTAGAAAAATCAATAGTTGATACAGAACTACCTAAAGTAGTTGTCGCTATCTTTTCATAGGTTGATGACATTATGCACCTTTAATTCCGTATAGGGCGAATTGGGAATACTGAGCAAAATTAGACATTGATAAATTAATTGAAGTTATAGCGGAAGTTGACTGCCATAAACCACTTCTAAGCGTAGCATTACCGCTCCCATTAATATCACTACCATTTAAACTTCTTATTGTTTTATATTTATTTGTATTTGCGTAATCTAAAATATCTATTATTGCAACACCAAAAACTGAAGCAGTATTACTACCGGCAGTAACATACGCTGGATATAAATAATTAACGGGTGGAGTTCCACCTAAAGTACCTGCTGAAACGCTAGAGCCATCTCCGTTTATTTGATGACCAGCATAATTATTTCCTGTGTCGGAATTTATACGCATTAAAACATCTGCTCTATCATTTACGGCAGTACTTCTTGCAATACCTCTTAATTGTAAATGAGTATAAGTAGCAGGTATTGAAGTAAAATCAATAGTTGCGCTTCCACCTGAGCCGACAGTTACAGTAGCAATAGATTCGTAACTGCTTGTGGAAGCCGCCACACCGCTAGAAAAACTGCCAAGGATTGTATTAAGCAATTCCGCCTACCACATACCAAGCATTAGCAGCTGTTTTAATACAGACCGCAGTTTTGTATTGGGCTAAGGTTGGTGAAGCAGCCACAGCACCAGCACTAAGTACTGTTGTAGTACCGCTAGTTACTGCGCTAATTGTGCAGTCACCTACACCGATATTAAGCACTGTAATCGCTGTGCCTATTGCAAAGTTATATGTAGCATCTGTAGGTAACTTAAATGCAATAGCTGTAGCCTTATTCATTTGTACTAATTGTTGGTACTCATCACCACTAGCAGCTGTATAATCAGCGGTCTTAGCAGTCTGTACTGTAAAGGCTGGTAGTCCATTCCACATAGCGGATGTAACTACATCACCTGTTGCGCCTGGCCATGTTGCCATTTTTTCTCCTTAGTAAGATAATACGTTCTGATCTAGTACTCCATAATTAGCGTTACCAATTATGAACCCATCGATCACTGGCTCTAGTGTAGTGAATACCACTCGGAAACTGCCTGGAGTGATAAAGTTTCGTACACCAAATATCTGTAATGTTTTCTCCAATACAGAACCACCTGGCTGGGTAGTCTTGACTGTAATAGGGTCGAAAAACTCTAATTCTAGTGCGGCTATTATACCTGAGTTGTAGTTAGGGGTATAAAGATCAAGCTCTATAGCATCGCATCGGATAGAGGTTTCAGCCCTACTTGCCACATAAGCCCTGGCGTAATCATCGGCTACTGCATCTGTCTGCATAAGTAGGCCATCTAAGAAGTAACTGTGTAGAAAGTACTTATCGATAGAGGCCTGGTTAGTGGCTACCTGGGCAGTACCGCCTGATCTAGTGATAGTGGCCTTATTGAAGATTAGAGTATCGTTTAAGATCCAAGCCACATTCTTATATTCAATACCTGATCCATCATCTGCAAAGACTGTAGGGGTAGCACCAATAGATCCCACAGTTACTGACCTATCTTGAAATACAAACTCACCATCGGCATCTACATAAAATGCGCCATACTCTGATTGTGTAACAGTCTGTAATGCAGCTAAGGCTGTGCGAGCTGTGCCAGGATCTGCCTGCATAGTAGTTAGGCCTGCATCAATATCACGCATAGATTGTGGCCAGTCAATTTCATCTAATATCTCATTAATACGAGTACCTGATAAATCACCAGCAGTAGCACCTGTAACAGTGCTTATCTGGGCATTGTAGGCAAGTCTAAAGGCATCTACAGCCTGGATAGTTGTATAGGTTACATCTTCTGATTCTTTAGGGTAGGTAGTTACATAGCTTGTAATAAAGCCTGAGAATATCGGATAAGTAATAGAATTATAGGTAGCAGTAATCTGCACCTTCTTCATAGGTGTTAAATATGTGTAATACGGACTAGATGTATTCTGTGGGTTGAAATCGCCATTCTGATCTATGATGCGTAGAGATAATGTGCCTGTCTGAAATTCATCACTTAATGGATTACGACCTCTAGCAGTTTCTATCTTGTCTATTTGATTTGATACATCCACAATGACAGCTGCGCTATCTGCCAATACGTTAGTGCCTAAAATACCTGATCCCACTAAAAATGCCTGTGCGAATGATGGGCCAGTACTAAAGTTAATTACTGCATTTATTGTAGGCACAGCCATTATAGACCGCCAGCAATTCCATACGATACGCCAGACTTCTGGGCTATCTGTAAACTCTCTGCTATTAGTGCTGCGAATCTATCGCCTGTAGCAGCTGTATCTACAGTTATTCTTAAATCAGCTGATTCACCACGTCTAGCAAAGGATGGATCAAAGATTGAACCACCTAATGTGCCTTGTGATATGTCTGAATATCTTTGACCATAGGCTAAAGTCTCGGCTGCTTGACTTGCTCTAGTACTACCACTTTTAGGTATCATGCCAGCAGATAGACCTTGCATAGCTGCTAAGGCTGCCAATAATTGCGCTATATCGTTGCCCTGATCCTTGGCTTCACCCATTCTAAATCTAGCTGGATCAAAAGTACCCCAGGCTGTGGCTGCTTTATTGGCTGCATCGGCTAACTCTTTTAATGCCTTGGCTGCTTCCATTTCGGCTAATAACTTTTTAGCCATCGCTTCATTGTTGTCTAATATAGCCAACTGTGCTTTTAATCTTAATTTGGTTTCTTCGTCCTGGGCTTCATTAAGCGCCTTAGTTAGACCAATACGCTCAATATCAAACTTATCTTTAAGTTGGTCTATAGCAGTCTTAGCCTTTAATGTAGTTACTTCTTGCTTCTTTAACTTTAATAAATCCTGAGATGCTTTGATCTCTTGCCTTCTTTGTGCAGCTAAAATACGACCCTGTGCTGGTGTTTCTCTAGCAGGTGCAGTAGGGAATCTACCCTTACTGTTTTCCTGAGCCAACTTATTAAGCATGTTAAATATGTTTGTGCCAAATACAATATCGCCTAAAGTCTTAGCGCCAGGTATAGATTTGATCTCGCCAATTAATACGCCTAAACCTTCTATAGTTTTACCTGTGGACTTGCCCAGGTTTTCCATTTTTCTAGTAACTTCATCAATACTATTATCTTTACCTATTGCTTGTAATGCTAGTAATAAACCTTCACCAATTTCTTCTTTAGCATTTTCCGATGCAACTCTTAATAAGTCCATTTGTCCAGCGTAAGTGCTTAATCTGGCTTGCGCTTGGCCTGCAAACTTGTTATTAAGTTCGGCCATGATTGCATCCATGTCGCCAGCCTTTAATAAGGCTTTATCTAGGCCAGCGCCTAATCTACTTAATCCTGTGGTGTTACCAGCGTATGCACGTGATAAGGCTGCGGTTACTTGGCTTAATGATTTACCAGTAGCAGCTGAGACATTCATAGCAGTATTTAATGCTTCTTGGCTTGTGGTGATTGATCCTGTTACTGTTAGTAATTGCTGAAATGCTGGGCGTAATTCATCATCTAATACGCCTGTGGCTTTCTGTAGATTGGCTATATATAGCTCTACGCCTGGTGCGCTAAATTGGTAGCCAGTATTTTTTAACTGAGTCTCTAAAGACTTGGCGGCCTTCTCATCGGCCATAAAAGCTTTTACTGCTTCCTTGCTAAATCTAGTTAATGCTGTTACTGAAAATGCAGCTAGAAAAGTTCTTTGAAAAGATTTGACCTGCTTTTCAAATATGCCAATTTCTTTCTTGCCTTTTTTAAGTCCTTTGTTATTAAAGGTACTGAGTGCGGAGACAACTATATTGGCCACTATGCGACCTTCTTATCTGTAGTCTTATTAAAGTGTGTAGCTGTGGCATTAATAGCCTTGACAATTACGCCATAAATATCACCACTATCTTGCGCCCATGCTTTGTAAATCAAACGGCCTTTAGTCTTGCGACCACCACCCCTAGCGCCTTTAACTTTAGGCTGAGATGTAAGGGTAGGCAGATCAGTAACAAACTGATAGCCAGCAAATGGATTATTAGAACTATATGCAGATGTGCTTCTACTTTTTCTGCTACCTGATTGCTTAAATGCCATTGTGCCGCCACCCTCTGCAACAGATGTAAATGGCGCTCTACCTTGTGGGTTTAATCTACCTGCGGTCTCATAGATACGACCAGCAGCACTTATGTTATAGACATAACTTTCTACTGTATAGCCATTACTAAATCTGCGGTTTTGGCCTTCTTTGTATCCAATACCACCACGGACAGTAGCTGAATCATATTTAGGGAATGGGCGATAATCTACAGTAGATGATATTGGTTTAGCCCAGCCAGACAATACATCGGAATTACTTACTACAAATCCTTTAGCCTTGGCTTCTACGCCTTTCATAACAGGCTCTACGGCTAATTTCACACGCCTATACATATCCTCATCAATAAATGTTAAGCCATTAATAACGTCTTTAACGCCTACGATTTCTACTGGCATCTCTGACCTTCCTGGCTCTATCATTCAAAACCTGAACTATTGCGTTAATCATTTCTGAATCCATGTTAATAAATTCACTTGGCGCTATCCCAGTTTCAACGCTTAATGCAGCGATGCTATAAACTAAAGAATCTGGGCGTGTTATTTTTTTTCTTCGTCTAGTACCTCGACAGTTTCTAAGCTGTCAATAAATTCATCAAACGATAGAGATACTTGACCGCCAGCCCTGCGTAAACATTCCCAAGCCAGCCAGAATATATCTGACTGCTTCTCATCTTCACGCAAGGCCTTACTAATTCCCATGCCTCTTTTTAACTCGAAAGC